CGTTTTACTGGTGAAAATAAAATTGAATTACAGAGAATTCTAAATAAGAATAAACCTGTGATTGATATGCTTAAAGACTACTCTAAAGTATCTGAAAATTGGCCGGACATACAAATATTGGTTGATCTACAAGATAATCCAACTATTATACGAGTACAATGGGAAAGGTTTAAAAATAGAGTTATGGATCTTATTGTAAATGGATCAATGACTGCTGGTGTTATAAACTACGATTCAGATTATGGTGCAGTACAGGTTAAAGATGGTAAATTTCCAACTGTTTATCTTTTAGAAAATTTTGAATTTATTGATTGTGAACTTGCTGGTAATTTAACCAATTGTAGTTTTTATAACTGCGATATCACAGGTTCTGCTGTTATGTGGGGTAGTTTATATAGGTCTACTAAAGTAAAGGACTCTAAAGTTGAATCCAGTTACACACATGGTAGTTGTGAATTAACTAACTGCTATGTTGCCGGTAGAGATACTATGTTTAGAGGTAAAATGATAGGCGGTATATTCAGAGAGGGCTTCACTAGCAAAGATGCTAGGTTTGAAGAAACAGAAATTGTTGTAAGTAAAAAAATAAAATAAAATAAAATGGGTGAAATTATAAGCGGCTCAAATAATGATTTAACTACTGGAAGGTATTTTGATCCTAACTGTTTAAATCTATTCTTAGATGAAGTGGCAGATGATATTACTGGAGCGTGCATGGTTCCTATTAATCTACCACAAAAAGAAATCATTAATATTATTAAGAGAGCTAAAAAATGGTTCTATAAAAAATATGAGTACTCTGTAAAAGAGAATTTCTATCATATACCAGGTAACGTATTTAGTACCGATTACTTTAAATCACATAGAGCACTTAATTTACCAGGCCCTGGTTTAGATGGAGGTGGTGGAGTATACTCTGTTTACGGTTTATATGACTTAGCTTCTGGGTGGAACGGTGGCGGTGCTGGAATGGATTTAAGATTCCAATCTGGTTCTGACTTTTCTATGGAAAGAATGCTATTTAGAGGTATGTATGAAGGTTCTGGGATGGCTGAGGCTGCAGAAGAATTACAATACTATGTGTTGAACGCTTCAATGGCAGATTTATCAAGACAGATTCTAGAGAATCCCATATCATATAACTATTCAAGTTTGACTGGCGAATTAAAATTCCTAGGTGATACACCTAAAGGCGATGTTATTCTTGAGGTGTATGAGACTATTCCAGACTGTGCGTTGTACAGTGATGAAATTTTCTTTAGATATGTTAGTGCTAAAATTAAACAATCAATCGGTACTAAATTAGGTATTTTTAAATTTGCTTTGCCAGGAAATGTTGATTTTGATTATGATGCTATCAAATCCATGGGAGATGACGAGTTATCAGCTATTGACGAAGAGATTAAAGGAGACGAGGGAGTTGATTGGATGATGCACTCATAAATAAATAAGATACATAGATAAATGGAACTATATATAAAATATCCGAGCGATCCGAATTACGATGAAACCCAGGTTCAGACTAATAGTGAAATAGAAATGTTAATCACACAGATTCAAACGTTATTATTCACTAATAAGCGAGAAGTAATGGGTACTCCTAATTTTGGCTGTAGTTTAGAGGAACTTATATATGACTTTGGATCAAATGAACACAACTTAAGATCTAGAATAACTGATCAAATAAATCACTACTGTCCACTTGCGACAAAATATAACATTAAAACTGAGATTAATTTTATGAAAGGTGAAGTTAGAGATATTGCATATATAGATATTACGATAGATAGTAGATATGCTATTAAAGTAAGTATGCTATAAAAAAGTAAAGAAAAATAATGGCCGAATTAAAATTTTTAAGTACAATTAGAACCAGCGCTGATAATATTACTAGCGATGCGAGAACCTATATTTCTAGGGTGTACAATAGAGCTAATACTCTATTTACCGTGGCATCTCCATTTGCACAGATAATTAGTGTTCTATCAGAAATGGTAGAATTAATCATGTTCTATATTGAAGATTCTGTTGTAGAGCAGAACATATACACTGCGCAACAGCCTGAGTCTATTTATGGTATGGCTAGATTGACTGGTCATGATGCAACTAGAGGTTTTGCAGCAACTGGTGAAATTGAATTTAGATGGAAACCCGGAGCTGATTTAAGTAAAGTAGCTGGCAATTCGTTAAACATAGATTCAAGAGCTCAACTTAAATTTGATATTAATGGCCTAACATATACACTTTTAAATTCTAAAGATAAGTTTAAATTAGAAAAGACAAATTACAATTCATTTAAGACTGCTATTATTCAAGGTAAATTTGAAAAACAAACAGTAACCAGTGATGGTAATAAATTACAGTCGTTTAGTATTAATACCGGTGGTATTACTGATCACAGTAAAGTTGCAGTCAGCGTTAATGGCGAACTTTGGACTAAACACAATTCATTATATGACTTGGGTTCAAATGAAAAGGCATACTTGATTAAAACAGGAATTAGTGGAGGTCTAGATCTTTATTTTGGTAACGGTAGTTTTGGTATGGTGCCACCGGCTGGTGCAACTATTGAAGTAGAATATGTAAAACATACAGGTTTAGCTGGTAATTTGGATGATTCACCGGATTTAACTATTAAGTGGGACGCTGTAGGAACAGATTCAAATGGAACTGAACATGACTTAAATGAATTCTTAGATGTAACTATTACTTCATCACCAAAAATGGGTAGTGATAGAGAGAATACACAATTCACTAAGATTATGACTCCGATGGCAAGTAAATCATTTGTCTTGGCAACACCAGACAATTATGAATATTTCCTATCAAGATATAACATGTTCTCTTACATAGATGCGTATAATACAACTGATGATCAATATTTAGATGACGATAATGTTATCTATATTTTCGCGGTACCGGATATTAAAAAGAAATTGGCTAAAAACCAAGACTATTTTACAATACCACAAGAAGAGATGTTTTTAGATCAGGGTGAATATGATGCAATGCATAAAGTTCTTGAAGATAGTGGTCAACAAATGGTAACTACTGAAGTTGTTTTTGTTAAGCCGCAAATAAGATATTATAGTATTGATATTAATATTAGATATTTCGAAGGTTACACTAAAGACGAAATCTATAATGCTGTTAGAACTAAAGTATCTGACTACTTATTAAACATTACAAGAAGAGATAAATTACCTAAATCAGATATTGTGTATATCTTAGAAGAGGTTGAAGGTATCGATGCTGTTAATGTTAGGTTTATTTCAGAAACTGAAGAGACTGCTAGAAGATTAGGTTATTATGAATCAGTTAATGTTACAATTGCCCCACAAGAGCCAGTGACATTAGAAACTGTTGGCAATGGTAAACAAAAATATGTTTACTTTAAAAGAATTGAAGATGTTAAAGTAGTACCTGTTACGGATACTACTGAAATACCTTATACCGTTAAAGGCCTTGATCAATGGGGTGACATTATAATGGAAAAAGAAGAAGTTGCAGTATTTAGAGGTGGTTGGCAAGACAGAGACGGTGATGAAATCGTTGATGATGTTCTGATTAATGCTGAGGCTGCTGTTAGTATAAACTTTGAAGCAGAGCCAGTTCCTAGAACAATATACACTAGAATGCAGGCTGGAAATAGAAAAGCACTTAAATAATGGGTTTATTTGATAATTTACTTGGATATAAACGTGTTAAAAGATATGACACTACTAAAGCTAGAAAGGACGAAAGACTTCATGTTGGTTATAACTATGATGCTTTGCCACCTAGTGAATTTATAGGTAGATCACTTTCTGGTCACATCCAAAGAAATCAAACAATGCAACATTTTCTAATCTTTTTAGAAGATGCTATTAAGAATCTTTTAAAAGGAACTAGGTATTTAAAGAATTACAAAAATTATACCGTTAAAAAAGACGACAATCAAACTAGATAATGTATAATAATTTAAGATTTTTTAAGGGATTAGAGTATGATTTAAACTTCGAGACAGATAACCTCGGGGTATATCAAGGTACGATCCACTTGGCGGAAGTTTCTGCTGGTTTATACGAGACGGTCAATCTGTTTATTCTAGAAGAGTGTATCTTTAATGGTGATCCAAGCATAAATTTTCCAGTCGCAGAAACTGCTAATCCAACCAAGTTTGTATTTGAGTGGGAGGAATTTAATAGCAGAGATAGCAAAGATATTACTCTATATGATATAGACCACACTGGTAATATTCCTGTTGTTAAAGAATTAAAAACATATGTTACTGATTTAATTGATAATTCAAATATTGATCAAATCACAGATGGTGTTAAACACTTAAACGCTCAAAGTAATGTAGCTATTCAACTTAATATAGCGTTAAATTCTACTAAAGAGGGACCTCATCTTAGAAACTTAAATGTATATGAATTGTCTGATGGTGTTAGAACTCTTATTGCTGTAATTGAATTTTACGGTGAAGTGGTTGCCGAGGATGAAAGACTTAAAGTTTTACTTTCTAATTTTGGAGCAACATTAGGTGAAGCTGATTTTATGTTATTTAAAGATCATGACATTAGCGAAATGTCGCCTGATTATATTCTTTTAAACAGAAAAAGAAAAGAGTTACTTTTAGAGTTACATAATATTAAGCCATTTGTTGGTACATATAAAGCGGTTTTAAATGCAATCGACTTTTTTGGTTATGATAAAATTACATTAAAAGAATACTGGTTAAATATAGATAATTCGGTTAAGAATTTCGGTAAATTATTTGCGATTCCAGTTCCGCATTCTTCAGTTAGAGGTGAGGCTACCAGAAAAAGATTAGCATTTAAGTTACCATCCAATACAATGAAGAAGACTAGTAAATTTAGTCTTGTTTATAGATTGAATGAACCTAATGGTACATTTGATGAGTGGGATATTCCTAATGTAACAGAAACATTCGATTATACGCCAGAGGAAATCTTAATTAAACTATATGGTTTAAAGAATAAATTACAAAAAGAGTACTTACCACTACAAGCGAGGATTATAGATATTACCGCCGAAGGTGATTATTTTGATCAGAGAAATCTAAACGTTTGGAACAATCAAAACCCGATTAGTTTTTTCAGTGAAGGTCATGATATTAAGTTTAATGTTTTCCCTAACGATAAACAATTATTTATTGAAGACATGTCAATGGTTCTTAAGCCTATTTTGGACCAAAATGATGATACTAATAATTATAACTTATTCTTAAATTTAGGAATCGGTAATGAAGATGATTTAACCACTGCAAATAGAATTGAATTAAAGAGTATAATTAATACTTTTTATGAAACATATCATGATAGAGAACTTCATTCTTATAACCCTAATATTCCAATTGGGTGTCCAGTTCTTTTAGATGGAACAGAATCCTTTGATGATATCTGGGACGAAGCTCTTTTCACATGGGAAGATGCAGTGGATGCCAATTCAAATCTTAAGGTAACTTGGGATAACTGGTGGAAGGCATGGGTTTATGAAATTGAATGGGTTATTACAAGTAAAGACAGGGGCTACAACCAGACATACAGGGGAGCCATTGATGACTACTTAATACTTCCATTGATATTACCGTACGCTGACACTTATAATGTGGAGATGAGGACGTATGACCTATTTGGACATAGATCTCATTATAGGATGAATGACGTTATAGATATTAAATTAAAGAATTTAGAACTTTACGGAATCTATAAGTGGTTAGAAGATCAATCATGGGATGCTAAAAAACTACCATGGTCAAAATCAGGTGGTTATTGGAATTCACCACAGGATAATCTTACTACGATTGACGAAGATATTGCTACATTATATCTAACATTAGATAGGGCAAACTATATTCACTTTGAAGAAGATCAAGGTATAAGATTCTCTACTGTTAGAAGATATATGGATATTTATTCTAAGACTGGTTTTAGTGAAACTACAGGACCTTACACGTGGGATGAATCTACGTTTACATATGGCGATAGCAAACATTTAGCTTGGAATTTTATGAGAGTTGGCCCGGATTTAACTTCTAGTTTTAAAATTAATGATATTCGCCAAGGCGATACGTTAGTTATTAAATATAGAGACCCTAAAACAGGTGTAATTTCTACCGGACAACATATTATAACAAATGCAACACCAACTACAGTTAACGATGTAAATGGATGGAAACAAATAATGGATGAATTAAACGCTAGTACGGATCCTATTATAAGTAAGTTTAACTACAACGCAGTGTTCGAAGATCTAGATGATAACGGTATTAGCGATGTATTTAGATTTATTTTAGCGGTTGGTTGGGAATATTCAAGAACCTATGATTTTGAAACTGTTTCTATTATAAAAATAAGTCCCGGGGCTCAAAATTATATCCAGCAACAGGGTAATTATGTGGATCCCATCAATTATATTGGTGGAGATTTTAATTTAAACCCTGTTTCTAATTCAAACGTTAGTGGTGAGACCCACGTTGAACATTTTAACCCAACATGGGACGATACTCGAGTGTTCACAGACTATGCCGAAGTTGAAAGATCAACACATATTACGATTTCAACTGATATTTCAAAGTTCCCTGGTAGAAAAAATGCCAAATGGACTATCACAAATATAACTAACCCAGAAATCACTGATATATACTATAATAATATGTGGCTGACTTACATCTTTAAAGAACCTGGATACTATTCAATTCAATTAGAGGCGGAAGACACCCACGGCAATAAAAACGTTGTAAAACGAAACATGTTAAAAGTAAAATAATAAAAACAATAAAATGGCAAACATCACTGAAATTTTAGGTACTGATTCAGTATCTTCATCGAGACCGATCATCAATAGTAATTTTGAGTTGCTAAATGATGAGTTAGCTTCTGTTACGGCTCTATTAAACCCAACAACTTCAGCTTTAAGCGGAGCATCTAAAGTAACGACCGCAGAGTTGTTAGTTTTATTAAGCGGTACAAGTTTATTTTCTGTTAATAGTTTAGGAGCTGCGTTTAATACACCAGTTACTATTAGCAACGTTGCTAAACTTAATGGAACATTAGTTAAAAGCGGGGTATTAGGTACTATAGATATACCAACTACACAAGTTACACCAACGTCAATCACTGCAATTACATATTTTGTTGACGCTAACTTTACATTGCCCGAAGCAGTAGATGGTCAAGAAGTAACTGTTATTAATACGGTTGGTAGTTCTATATCTATTTTAGGCTCACTTGGGGCAGACAATATTGCGCTTACGGATAAAAACTCAACAGTAACATTAAGATGTTTTAATAACAAATGGTACGTTATTTCATCACATAATACTAACATAGTATAAAAACAAAATTTAATTAATAGATGGCAACTCCACTAGTTAGAATACCGCAGCCCATGGGTGGCACAATGTATGCTTTCGCATCTTCTGCGAGAGATATGACTAGGGCCTTTAATAGTTCAGACTTAAATTTTGAGTTTAGCAAATATGCTTTGTTAGATCTTCCAGATTTTACTGATTCAGTTAATGGTTCTAACACAATAGACTTTGAATTAAATCTTAAGCAACCTTCGGGTCAAGCTTATGTTGCTGGCATGCCGAATGTTGATTTCGCGCAGACATTCCAGAACTATGCATTGAACATGGAAGAGCTTTTGTTAAAAGATGACGACTATGATCCGATTCTTTTACAGTCCGATTCTGAAAAGATTTTCTTTAAATGGTTATCTTCGTTAGGTGCTATTGATTTTATTACGGCAGATTCTAATCAAACTCTATTAGGTAACTATACCGAAAAGGTTAATGGGGTATTTGCTAGTGAGAACTATGATAGAGTTGTTAAATATTTAGGAACTATTGATGTTGAGAATGATGTTGCATATCAAGGCAATACATATCACGAAGTTTATATTAATGTTCCTACTTCGGTTGGTTATACACCTACTGTTTTATTTAAGCCAACAAACTATAATACTACAGCTACTAAATTATATGCATCTGATTATATCGAGGGCAGAGAGGGTCAAACACACCCTGATCCTAATATTAATATTAATGCAATTGTTGATAGCTATACATTAAATAGCGGAGCTTATTATGACATTCAAACTAATGCTACCAACAGTGTAGGTATTCAGTTTGATGCTAATGCATATGAGGAGATTAACACAAATCCTGAAATTAAATCATTACTTGACTTTGCTAAAAAGGGTCAACAGTTTACTTTTAATGCCATTCTTGTATACTATGACATCTATAGCCAGTCAGTGCCAGCCAATAGAGCGACTAACTTATATGGTATCTTAATTCTTGATGATATTCAAGATTCTTATGGACCTGGTTCTAAAATTAACGAACAGATTAAATATAAACCAAATGAGGTTACTGGCCTTAATGGTAACGCGTTCTCGTTAAAATTAAATCTAAAATTTAATTCATCACTTGATAATGTTGGTGTAGAAACTAGTGTAAATGACTTTACAACGTTTTCTATGGATTTATTCATGGACACTACGACTGCGTTAGAAAATGCAACAGAACTTTTATTACAAGCCAATAATAGATATGCTAAAATAGGCGAAAGACTTGACAGTATTGAAAATCTGGTTACAGCATCTGAGCAAAGTGCTTCTTTATTAAATAGAGTTGCGTCATTGGAACAAGAATTTCAAGATAGTTCAATTCAACTAGCGGACTCAAATTCGCTTTTAGATCTAATTACTAAAGCACATAATAAAATTAACTCTCTGATTGATGGCACTATTCCAGTAGAATTACAATATAACACTGATGTTTTATTTGCCGGCAAGGGTACAGAAGTTGATAAGACCATTCCTAATAAAATTAAAATTAACAGCACGGTAGATGGCTATGCGTTAAATAATGTTTACTTATGGAATATAGCAGGTAAAGCGGTAGCTACTCAATTATCTGACAGTGTGTGGTTTGATGCAGGTGATGTTGGTAACGGTTCAGTTAAATTTGCTATTTGGACCAGGCTAGATCTGTTTACAAATAGATTAAGTCTTAAGGGCTTAATTAGAAAACCGGATGGAACAATTTCTGATCCTGAAAGTGATCTTAATATATACATTGATGATAGTTTAGTCGCATGGAAAAGCGGACAAACTTTTAAAATTACATTTGACGCAATAAATATGTCAGGCAATAATATCAAAATCTGGACTAGTGGAACTACTGGATATGATCAATTGATAGCTGATATAGATGCAACACAATTAATAACAAATAAACCATATATTGAATTAGTATGCATTGATCCTGCAAACTATCAATTTGAAGCCGATATTTTAAGATAATATGAATACTAACAACTCTATTTCTAATTCGCTCAAGAAACTACTTGAAATCAATACAAATTCCTTAAAGACATTTGAGAGAATTAATGAGGCGATTACAACCGATCAGAAAGATGTACCTCTTGAGATACTAACTACTGATGGGACTAAAACTGTTTATGTGCCATCGTTTGGTTACATGAAGAGAGAACTAGAGAGATTAGACACGAATTTAAAATCATTATCTGGGTTAGGTAAGGGTAATACTAGGATTAAGTTACCGGACGGTACTTACCAAAATATTATTACTTCTACACTTAAAACGCCAGCTAATGATATTACTAGCTTTACTAGACCTGTAAATTTTGCAACTAAAGCAAACTATTTCTTTGAGGATTTCTTAAATCCATTGTTAACTACTAGTATTAATGTTAGTGGTCAAATTCCTAATAATACTGAAAGGGTCTTAGTTAAAAGAATCTTAATCGATTCTACTAGTGCGGTATCGGTTGAATTTTTCAATGCTAATTACAAAAACAAAGAGGGTTTAAATTACTCAACTGTAATTAAAGAAATTAGTAATAACAATCTTTCATATACATTAGACGAGGACACTCGTGACATGCCATATAGAAACGCTCAGTTTACTGGTAAGTTTGATGTTCTAAAAATTAATAATTCTAAGAGAGAAGTTGTAGTTGATAGTATTACTACTAAAAGAGCTATAAAATTATATACGCTTGATAAATTAACATATACAGATGCTACTAAAGACCTTAAAGATACTGAGGTATTAAAAGTAGGCGATGAGCTGATGGTTCAAAGTGGTACTAAGAATACTAGGTATAGCGTTACTCGTGTCGATGGATCTACTAATCAAGTTGAGCTATTAACAATTGAGGGCTATGAATCTATAAAAATCGGTGCAAATCAATTAGGTATCTATAAAAATGATGCTGCTAATTTAAACATTGATCTTAATGTAGGATTTAATGAGAGAATGTTAGTCTTTGTTAAGGCGATAGATCCTGATTCAAAAATCTTAGCTGAAAACTGGTCACCTGGTATTGGCTTATATACAAATGAATTAACATTGGTTCAGGTCAATGGTTCAGAAATTAGACTTGATGACTATTACAAAACTGAAGTTGCTGACTTTGGTAGATATATCAGTGCACTCAAAGAGGATGCTATCCCACCGGCTGCACAGGGTATTACCCCAGACTCTCCAACATTAGATCTTAACAACTTTAAGGTAGTACAAATTAACTCGCACCTAACAGCGAATGACGCGGCTGACAAGATTAAGAAACTTTCAGCTGATAAGGTTAACGTTGAGGAAAAGATTAAGAAGTTAGATGAAACTATTGTTAAAAAGAGATCTGAGATTTCTACTAAGAAATATGAATCTAATATCCAAAAGGATAAAGACAAAAATGAATTAAACTCTCTTATTACCGAGAGAACTAGCGAAACTAATCTTTATAATAGTATTGTTAATCAAATTCAATCTTTAGCATCAGGTACTAATGCAACTAATGTTACGCCTAAATACAGAGTTAGAGGTTTCTGGTCTGTACCTAGTGCAAAAAAAGTTGCAGATACAGTAGATCAAAACATTGTACAATTTGTTATACAATATAGATACTTGTCTACTAGCGGTAAAGCGGGTGAGGTTACTCAACTTCCGTTTACTGAAGGCACTAGAGAGAAAACAGCCGTATTCTCAAATTGGAATGAAATTAAAACTAAAGCTAGAGACAGATATAGAAACTCATCTACAAATAAATTTGAGTGGCAAGATAGTTTGGTTGAAGATGCACAAGAGGTTAACTTTAACCAATTAGATATCGCAATTAACGAGGGTGAATTGGTAGAGATTAGAGTTAAATCAGTTTCTGAAGCTGGTTATCCCGCCAACCCAATTTATTCTGATTGGTCAGAAGCAATCACTATTGATTTCCCTATTGCTGAAATTGATACGACTAATGTTGAATCTTTATTATTGTCAAATGCCGCAGAAACTGCTGCTGTTAAAATTTCAGAAGAATTAACATCTAAGGGTGTATTTACTCATATTGATGATAGTTTTAGTGCTAATGAAAAGTATTATGCACATAGCGCTACGAGTATTGCATCTGGTTTTCTTTCGGCTGAACAAAAACCAATTTCAGTATATGATAAGATTGCCGAATTAGAAGCACAAATAGCTGCCCTTAAGGGTACGGTTGAGGTTGAAATCGGTGAATTAGTTGTTAAAATAATGGATGAGGACGGTACGGTTACTGTTATTAATAATGGTACTAAAAATCAAATCTTCGCCGGATATTATGCAGATGAGGTTGCAAGTTTAACAGTTAAGAAAGGGCATATTGTTACTAAAACATTTAAACTTTTATTAGAAAACACCAAGGCTACTAAATTAGAATTAGTTTCTAGATTGGTTGGTGATAGAAATCTACCGGCATACAGATCTTCTGCTGCGGGTTCTGCAATTGCAGATAACGGGTTTGGTGTTACATTAAATGACGATACTGATAATAAAATAAGCTCAGATAACTATTACACATCAGAAGGTAAATATGATTTGGTTCCTATTCAGTATCAAAACATAGATTCTAAGTCAATTCAATCTTATGATTTATTGGCTGAAGCACCATACCAATCGGCACAAAGACGTGGGCAATTTGTATACTCTAGATTTATGGATGTTTCTAATCAAAACCCATTATACATAACAGAGTCTCTATTATCTACTAGCCTTGCTTCATTAGACAACTATGAATACTCACTAAATTATGCGGCATTCCAACCGTTGACTTCAGATGTAGCATTAATTGCTCCAACTGGTAATGGTACATCTGTTGATTTTATATGGACAGGAACTTTTGGTAGATACAATAACGGTGGAGTAACTAACTTAAGCGGAGAATTTTCACCGGCAAAGGTTGATGTATGTAGTATTTCATCATCTGCATCAATAGGTTCTGCAAATTACAACAACGGTCTGTTTATTCATAAAGACCACCCTGATTTAGAAAACTTATATGCTGATGCACAAGAGGTTGCAGTAAACGAAAGTAATGTTAGCGATGGTGAGCAACAGGCTAATATACAATCAATGGTTAATAATGCAATATACACGATGCCTATAAGCGCAACATATGCTAGTGGAACTTCGTTTGTATTTAATAGCACATTGGTTGGAGATTCTTTTTCACCATCTGCCGTTGATTCAATTAAAGCTACTAAACAATTAGCATTCCAAAAAACTTCTAATTTAATAACAGAAGGTGATAGAACTTTTAAAATGTCATTTGATGCCAATGATCAATACCTTTTAGGTGGTCGTTCGTGTGGGGCTTTCTTATTCTTATCACCAATTAACTTAAATACACTGAGTGTTGACGGTGACAGCAAACAGAGCAGAAAAGAAATTAAGGGTAGAGTAGCTACATTAGATAATTCCAATGCATTATCTGTTGATATCATATTCCAATATAGAATGACTGATTATTATGGTAATGATGCATCAAGCGATATTGGTAGAATCGGTGGACAGGCTAAACTAAAATTCCCTAACTTGACATATACTAAAAAGATTGGTTTAGATATCTTTGATAAATATGATCAACAGTTCTCATTTGATCTAGAAGTATTCGCTAAATATAGTCCTAAGGGTAAAAACTTAAATTCTATTAGAGCCGCAAAGTTGACGAGATTCGCCACATAATAAATCTGGATATATAATACAGACAGACGGACTGTGTATAAAAAGATTTAACTAAATGGCATCAATCGTATTAAAAACTGATCTAGGTTATCCAACTGCTGTATTGGCATGTGTGGCTACTGGCGCAACAACTGAATTATTTCATAATGGCGATCTATTAGTAGGCACACAACTATTTACGACCCCTGGGTTAGAAATCGGGACACAATTTGATGGACAAGATCGTTGGTGGCAATTAGGCGATGATTCTATAGTGTTACAAATCGATACTAACGGTAATGTGGCATCTATTGAGACGTGTGTGGTACCAACTCCTACGCCAACTGCAACTGAAGTAGTAGAGCCTACGCCAACTGCAACTGAAGTAGTAGAGCCTACGCCAACTGCAACTGAAGTAGTAGAGCCTACGCCAACTGCAACTGAAGTAGTAGAGCCTACGCCAACTGCTACTGAAG